TCGACGCGCCGAGACACACCGAGGTCGTTGACAAGCTAGACGACTAAGGCTGACACTTAAACCAGATCCGACGACAACGGATCAAGGGAGCAGAAATGTCAGGAAATATCGCGTTCGTATTTATGGTACTTATTTACACGGGAATCACATTCGGCGTCGCCGTCCTAGCTTGGTCTAGGGGCTACAACACCGGCAGATCCGAAGCTGTGGTCAAGATTGAGCGGCGTCTCAGAGCTGTCAAATGATCCGCAAAGCGAGTCCAGGTATCTGGTGCGACTATTGCAAGATCACACACGGGAAAGACAAATCCGGTCAATGGCGAGAAAAGGCAAAAACTCAAGCCGATTGGACTATTGAAAAGACGCTACAGAAATCCAATGTCGATCGACATCTTTGTTCGGCTTGCGCTTATGGCGTGAGCTACGACGGCAAGTTTACGATCTGGGATCAGGTCAAATCCATTCAACCAATTCAAGGGAGCCTCAATGTTTAATCTGTCGGAATACACCACAGTCGCCGAAAGAATCAAATTTTTCTGGGTTAAATACCCGGACGGCAAAATTGTCACATCAATCATTGAAGCCACTCACACACGGTTCATCGTCAAAGCTGAACTCTGGCGCACCGAAGCCGATCCGGCTCCATTCGTGACCGGTCACGCGAACGAAGTGATCTCAGAGCGTGGAGTCAATCGCGACTTTGCACTTGAGAATTGTGAGACTTCGGCAATCGGTATCGCTTGCAAGAACGCCGGAATCGGAACCGAGAAGCACTCGATCTCACGCGAGGAAGCCGAAAAGGTTGAACGGGTCAAGGCTGGTCAAACTACACCGGACGACAATCTCTGGAATGTAGATCAAGCGATGACCGAGATCACGACGAAGCTTGGCGGCGAGATCCTCGCCGATGAGCCCGTATGCGCACACGGTCGAATGAATCGAAAGAAGGGAATCAGCTCGAAAACCGGCAAGGCTTACAGCGGTTGGACTTGCACCGAAAAGAATCGGGAAGCCCAATGCGAAGCCCGATGGGATAACTGATGAAAAAGATCCATTACGCTGAATTATTATGGCATTTGAATTTATTACATTGTCAAGTTAACGGCAGGTGCGCCGAGTGTTTAGCCGATTATCCTTGCGGAACTAAGGAGCTTATTTCTAAGGGGTGGCAAGTTGGGAGATCTTGAGATGTTCTTTCCAGATCGAAGCGCGCTGAAGTTCTCGGATGATGGAATTGTTGAGTCGGACTGGCTCAACTGTGACGGCTGTGACAAGCCTCAGCGAGTCAATGGCGGAATCATCTCGGATCAAATTTTTGTCTGCGCTAAATGCCGGGTCAGCGAATGATCAAGATACCAATATCCAGAGACGAGGAATGGCTTTCTCTTTCCACAGCTTACAAAAGGATTGGGCGATTGGACTTCTCGCCAGATCACGAAAGCCGCAAAGATAGGGGCTTGACACTCTTTGAATATGTGATCCAGATGGCGCAATCAATCGGAGCAGAGATCGCTGTAGCTCGTTACTTCGCCGTCCCGGACTTTAGACCTACGATCGACACATTCAAGCGCGAAGCCGATGTCGGTTCACAGATAGAAGTCAAGTGGACACTCTGGCAGGACGGACACTTAATTCTCAATGGGACAGATCGCCGTCAAGATGTAGCGATCCTCGTAGTGAATAAAGCTCCGAACTATGTTCTCGCTGGTTGGATACCGATCTCGATGGCTATGCGTGAGAAGTACCGTCGAGGCGATGGCTCTTATTGGATACCACAGGCAGACCTACAGCCGATCGAGAATCTTAGGAGTTCCAACTATGGAGACACTTCTCTTTGATTGTCTAAACTGTAAATTGAAGGTTGAACATAAGCAATCCGATCCATTCGGCAACCTGCCGCAAGGTCTGGTCTTTGTTCAATGCTCGAGCTGTGATGTCTACTCTGTAAAGCAATTACGCAACGCCAAGTCACACAAAGAAGCCGGGATTTCACGGTGTAGCTGTGGATCTTGGGTGATTGAAGGCGTCGCTTGCGTGGTATGCGCCGGGCTCGACACGCCGATAGATTGGGAGAAACGATGAAACACTTGACAAGCCGAATTCTGATTTCTACAATCGTTCTTTGTAGTTCTCTTTCGTTGGTTGATAGTTATAAAGATTATGCAAAATCGAAAATTGGTAGTTCTAAACAATTTAAATGCTTAGATAAATTATGGATAAAAGAAAGTAATTGGAACCCTAAAGCTAAATTAGGATCACACTACGGGATTCCTCAAGGACGATCCGACTATCTAAAAACAGCTGATCCCTATAAGCAGATCGATTGGGGTCTGAAGTATCTACGCAACCGCTACTCTAAAGACTTCGCTTGTGAAGCTCTTGCTCACATGAACGCGAAGGGATATTCATGAGCAAGTCAGCTCTCACATCTACTGGATCTACTACACGCTGGCGCAAAATCAGGCAACGCGTACTCGATCGGGATTGTTGGACTTGTCAGTATTGCTCGCAAGAAGCGGATTCCGTGGATCATGTGATCCCTAGAAGTCTGGGCGGTGGAGACGACGATTGGAATCTTGTCGCTTCATGCATGAAGTGCAACCTAGCCCGTAGAAGCCCTAAGAGCCCTACTAGGGGCTTTTTTAATACTGGGAAAACACCACCGACCCCTCATGGTCTTTTCTCACCGCAAAACGGCTCACAACCGACGGAATCGGTAAGTCATGACAAAGACTAGGAGCGATCTGGTCTTGGTCGGTAATGATCCGGCTGATCTGGAATTAGGCGGTGTGGTGTACGGCTACAACACGCCAAGAATCCACTCGCCGCTCAACGATCTACCTTCCCGGGGCTCAGAGTTAAGCGAATTTGCAACCGAGATCGGGCTCCCTTTGCTCCCGTGGCAAAATTGGATCGCCGAACACGCGCACAAAGTCAAGCCGGACGGACGATGGAAGCACTCAAATGTCTGCGTCGTAGTAGCTCGTCAGAATGGAAAATCGACGCTGATGATGGTTCGGATCATGGCTGGAATGTATCTGTGGAACGACGGACTCCAAATCGGATCGGCTCACCGGCTCACGACATCGTTGGAGACTTTCCGGCACATCGTCAACCTAATCGAAGCTAACGATCGACTAGCTGACGAAATAAAGAAAATCCGATGGGCTCATGGAGCCGAGGAGATTGAGCTAAAGAATGGCAATCGCTACATCGTCAAAGCCGCAAACGCGGCGGCGCGTGGTATTTCAAAGCCGGAGACCGTATTTATGGACGAGCTTCGCGAACACAAAGACGAGGACGCTTGGGCTTCAATGAGATATACCATGATGAGCGCGAAAAATCCGCAGGTCTGGACTCTATCAAACGCCGGTGACAATCACTCGATCATTCTCAATCAGCTTCGAGAGCGTGGTCTGGCGGCGGCGGCAGGTGGCGACGATGAGATTGGATATTTCGAATACTCAGCTCCAGCCGGTTGCCGAATTGATGATGTTGAAGGTTGGAGACGCGCGAATCCATCACTCGGTCACACCATTCACATCGACAATCTCAAAGCCGTTCTAAACGATCCAATCGATGTAGTTCGAACCGAGGTTCTTTGCCAATGGGTCGAGACAATCAATCCTTGCATTCCGCCGGTCGAATGGGCGAACGCCGGTGATTCAGATGTTGCACTTGATCCGGGAAAGACAGTCTGGTTCGGCTTGGATCTATCTCCTGATCGTAGAAATGGCGCACTCGTAGCCGCTCAAAGAATTGACGGCGAGAAGTTCCAGATCCAGCTCTTGCACACTTGGCACAATCCAATTTCACTTGATGACAAACAGATCGCGAATGACATCGCGCCATATGTCCGCAAGTATTCAGTCGATCAGATCGTATTCTCAAAGCGAACAGCGTCAGCTGTGGCGGCTAGGCTAATCCCTGCCGGATTCCCGGTGATCGATTGCGATGGCGCGGAGTACGCGCAAAGTTGCGACGAATTCTTGGGCTCGATTACTTCGGGACGGCTCGTTCACTCAAATCAAGCCGAACTCACAAAGCAAGTTCTTTCGGCTGTGAGACTTCCCTATGGTGACGGGGCTTGGGTGATTGGTCGCAAAGCTTCAAAGACCGCTGTCTGCGCGACGGTTGCGTCGGCTCTGGCGACACATTACGCGACACGCCCGGAGACGGAGATTGACATTCTCGTCGGTTAGGAGTAGCGGATCGCCTAGAATTGCGACATGAAATTATGGGACGCAATTGTTGGCGCGCCGGATTTAACTTTCCAAGCTCAATCAGCTCCGATCGATATTTCTGCCGCTGATCTTGCGCCGTTCAATACTGGCGACGCTCGTAATTCTGTTATGGGAATCTCGACCACAGCTACTCGTCAACAGGCGATGTCCGTCCCGGCGATCAGTCGCGCCAGATCGATCATTTGTTCAACGATTTCAAGCTTGCCAATGGAACAGAGAATAAAGTCAACCGGCGAACGCGTCGAAACAGCCCGAGTGATAAATCAACCCGATCCTCGCGTTCCCGGTTCCGCTGTCTACGCTTGGCTCGCCGAGGATTTATTGTTCTATGGTTACGGCTATCTCCAACAGACCGATTCTTACGCCGAGGACGGCAGATGTCGATCAGCTCAAAGAATTTCTCCTACTCGCGTCTCAATCGTTACAAATCCAAACGGAACCGAGATCACCGGTTATCGCGTCGATGGAACTCCGGTTCCAAATTTTGGCAACGGTAGTCTAAAAGTTTTCTACGGATTAGACGAAGGTCTCCTCAATCGCGCTGGTCGCACAATTCTCAGCGCGGTCGAGCTTGAAAAGGCGGCTTTACTTTACGCAAAAGAGCCCGTCCCGATGATGGTATTGAAATCCAACGGAACAGCACTTCCGGCAGATCGCGTCACAAAGCTTCTCGACGCTTGGCGCACAGCTAGATCAACACGCGCGACGGCGTTCTTGAATGCCGATGTTGAATTGACATCACTTGGATTCGATCCCGAAAAATTACAGCTCAACGCGGCTCGTCAATACATCGCGCTCGAATGCGCTCGCGCCGTAGGAATTCCAGCGTACTTCTTGGGAGCCGATGTCAACACGCTCACATACTCGAACGCTGTATCCGAGC